TTAGCGTACCTGTTGGTAGTGTCGCCATTATCTCCCCTGTCGATTATATTTTTTTGTCATTCTTTTTTCTGCTTTATTTAAATTTTTTTTATGTCTTCTTGGTCTTTTCCTTGGCTTTGGTCGTGGTGTAAAATTTTTAAAATTAACACGAGCCATTATAATTATGGTTTAGTTGGCCATGTAACATTGTTACATTTTTCAACTGTATCTTTACCTTCGGGTAGGTCTCTTAACTCCTGTCTGTATGTTTTCATGTCATCTGACATAGTAACATCAGATAAAGCATAGAAGTCAGTCTCAGCTAAAAGTTGATTTCTTCTAGATCTAAGATTAGCTTGTGCTCTTCCTAAAGCACCATCTGCCCACGCTTGTTCTTCAGCGTCTCTAGCAGCCTCTTCAGCTGCTGTAAACTGTACTTTATTTCCATTTATATTATGATATCTTGGCATTATTTCTCCTTAATTAATTCCGTATAAACAAATATCTCCAGCATCTATGTTTCCACTAGACATTTTAAATTGTATTTCATCAATAGCTGATGTCGTATTAAAATATCCAGCACAAAAATTATCATGACTTAATGGATCGCTTGAAATACCCATGTGTTGAGTTCTAGCAATAAAATGTTTTACAAATGTTGTGCTTGATGGATTAAAAAGATGCAAATACCCACTTAAAGAAGAATCATTATCATTTTCAATAGGTGCATCATAATTTAATATTTGAAAAGATGTACCTTGTGCTTGATCTCCACCACCATTATAATTAAGAGCAGCTTGAGTATCATTTTCTCTATTAAAAGCATCAAAACTTGTAGATGTAATTGTTTCATTGTATCCACTTTCACCAGCAGCATTTCCTTGAAAAGTAAAATTAGCTTCTGCAGATGGATGTATGTTTTTAAAAGTAAATAAATATTCTTTATATGTATTATCTAATACAACATCACTACTTCCATCAACAAAACTTAATGTACTAGAACTAGAAGCTGTTAGCTTTTTAATGAATGTCATAGCACCACTACTAACACTACCAAAAGACGTTGCATTTTTTACTGCATTATTATTTAGTTTAACAATACTCATTAACTATCCTTTATCCCATAAAGTTTAATTGTGCCAGCATCTATATTGCCTGAACTCATCTTGAATTGAACTGCATCAATAGCACTTGTTGTATTACAATAGCCAGCAGCAAAAAAATTCATACTCATATCTGATTCATAATAAAAATTAGAAACTGACATAAAATGTTTTACAAATGTTGTATTTGATGGATTAAATAAAAATAATTCTCCACTTGTTGATTCATCATCGCCTGCTCCACTATCTGTATTTAATAGTTGAAATCCTGTCCCTTGTGCTTGACCATCTGCATGACTTCGAGAATCTAATGATGATGAAACGCCATTTTCTGAATGATAACTAGCAAAAGCAGTAGTAGTTTTTGTTACATTATAATTACTACCTGTATCAGCTGAACCATTAAATTGAAAATGTGCACCGTTTGTTGCTGGGTGAATATTAATAAACTTGAATAAGTAAATAGGATATGTGTTATCTAAAACAACATCTGAACTTCCATCTACAAATGACAATGTGGAGCTAGAACTAGCAGTTAAAGTTTTAATATGTGTCATAGCACCTGCAGGAAAATTAGGAGCACTTGTTACAGCACTTATACTGTTATTATTATATTTAACTAATGCCATATAATTTTATTACTCCTGAATCTATGTTACCTGATGCAAATTTAAATTGAAATCTTGTTAATGCTGAGGTTGTGTTAAAGTACCCAGCAAAAAACCCATCTAAAACATAAGCTGGTTGACCATCATCATTTTGTGATAAAGTTCTTGCTATAAAATGTTTGACAAAAGTTGTATTAGATGGATCAAAAATGTGTAAAGTTCCATTTAGATTTTCATCATTATTTGTGCCTAATTGTGGAGATTCCATAAGATGTTGAAATCCTGTACCTTGTGCTTGATCGCCAGCAGTTATATAACCTAATCCACTTTCTCCACCATCTTCTCTATGAAATGCTCTAAAAGAAGTTGATGTAATAGTTTGGTTATAATTTGTATTTGTTCCTGTGTCAGCTTGAAAAGAAAAAACACTTTCAGCAGATGGGTGAATATTGATAAATTTAAATATGTATTCTTTATAAGTAGAATCTATGTTTGAAGTAAAACTTATTGTAGATGAACTTGATGCAGTTTGCGTTTCTAATAAAATCATAGCACCACCACCTACACCACTAGGTGTACTTGTGATTGCCGATAGGGAGTTGTTGTTAGCAAACTTGAGTGCCATTAATTACTCCGAAGGTTTTTCTGGAAATTGTTTTGCTTCTACTTTTTCAACTGTATCTAATCCAAATGGAAGGTCCCTTAATTCCTGCCTATAAGTTTTCCAAGCATCACTCATAGTTACATCAGAGTTAGCCATCCAATCTGTTTGTGCTAATAATTTATTTCTTTGTAATCTTAAATTACTAATAGCACGATCATAAGCACCAGCTTCCCAAATTTTATTTTCTTCAATTAATTTATTTTCTTCTTCTTCAGTTAAATCAACTGTTATTCCATTTGGATTTTCTTTATTTACTATAATTTTTTTTGTCATTATTTATTTCCATAAATTGTTATTTTACCTGAAACAAATGTTCCTGATCCATTTGGAGCAAATTCAACACCTGTATAAACATCAAAATTTGATTGTGTTGTTCCAGCTGCAGTTACAGTACCATTTCTATTTCCATCATAATCAAAATTAAAACCATGAAGCGACCAAACAAAAGGTTCTCCACTTGTTCTTACATCTCCAATAGTCATGTGTAATAATTGTCCATAAGGTTCAACTACACCAGCACTTGAGCTGTTTCTTGGTCCATTTCCATTGTGAAGTCTAAAATGATCACTGTCAGCTAAATGTGTGTCATCTCTTGCTTGTGAACCCCCAGCATCTTCATAGGATTGAACGACAGAAAACATACCTGAAGAAATAGTACCTGAAGAATTTCTTGGTCGCATTCTAATATATCTTTGGTCTGATTGAACCACATTATCAAATATAACTTCATAGCTTCTATAATCATCTGTAAAAACATCAAAAGTTACACTTGAAGCATCTGATATATCTGATGATCCTAATTTAATTCTATCTGAACTTCCTTTAATAAGTGAGTAATCAATTCTTTTTAATGTTCCAGCATCTGAAACTAAAAACTCATCTGTATCATCTGGTGCACTACTTAATGCTGTAGTTCCTGATATTAAATCATTTTTAATCTGTGCAGCACCTACAGAATCATCTGAGGGTGTGCCTACGTTTAAAGTATCCCCTAATAAAATTATAAAATCTATAACATCACCTGTAGCTAAGTTACTAGCAAAAGTGATTGTTGCACCAGAGATAGTAAAAGAACTACCTGGTTTTTGTAAGACACCATTTAAACTAACCAGCATGTGATTAGCGTTCTCTGGCTCCACATTAGTAGATCCAACTTGCATAGTATATGCTGCCTGTCCGTTTACTACGGATATAGCATCACAAACTTGAAAGTTTCCGACTACTGGTTGTTTTCCTATATATGCCATTTATTCTCCTTAATTAATTTTATCTTGCGTTATTAGGTATACCATTAGAATTTACGAAGGGTGATTCTGCGAAAGCCATATAAACATAAGTTCCACCTGATGCATTAGTCCATTGATCATTTGATCTCATTTTTATACCATTACTTAATAAATCAAAATTGTTATAAGAACTTGCACCACCTTCTGCTTGACTAGATTCTGCAAATAAATGAAATTGTGCTGGATTATCTACATCTCTTTTAGAGTCTACAATACCCCATTGTTGAGATGAATCTGTTCTTTTAATCATAACGTAAGCTGGTCGAAAGCCAGTGTATATAAAAGTTCCATCAGCATTTCCATTTGCTGTGTAGCTTCCAAGTTTTGAATAGCCTTTAATATTTGCAAAGCAGTAGGCAATCATTGCATCTCCGCTTTTATTTGTATCAGAACTTGTATTAACAGTAAAAACTGATGATGTAGGTGCGGTATCATTCCATTTATTATCATTATCTATTGTTGCACCATCACTATTTAATTGTAAATAATCTGTTTCATCTCCGTAATAAACATTCCAATTTCTAGCATCATCTCTATTTTTTACAATTATCCATTTAGGAACTGCACCTAATCCATGACCTACTGTTGCACCAAAAGAACCATTACCAGTATAAG